TTCTATATCATCGACACAGCAGGCACAATTTATGGGCAGACTTGGGCTGTCGGTGATCACTTGCTCATCAATGAAGACATGGGTGGCACAATCACCAATAGCAAGATCGACAAGATTGATAATACAGATACACCGGCAAGCGAGACAGTGGCTGGAGTCATTGAGATCGCGACCAATGCCGAAGCGACAGCAGGCACAGCGACCGACAAAGCTTTGGTTCCAAGCAATATCAGTTCACTTGACTTGTCAGCGATGGACAATACAACAAGCGCTTTTATTTCAGACATCACAGGTGAGAGCCTTAATGATCTGAGTGATGTAAGCTTCACAGCCGGAGCAGGTATTGACAACTATGTTCTGACCTATGACAACGGAACATCAACTTGGGGAGCTGAAGCAGTACCAAGCGCAACACCGGCAAGTGAAACAGTGGCTGGAGTGATTGAGATTGCTACGAACGCAGAAGCCGGAGCAGGTACAGCGACCGATAAAGCTTTGGTTCCTAGCAATATCAGTTCTCTCGATTTGTCAGCAATGGACAACACAACAAGCGCTTTCATCACTGTCGGTGACATCCCAACAGCAAGCCACAGCACAGCAGGTATTTTAGAGACTGCTACAAATGCAGAAGCAACAAGCGCGACTGCTAATGATAAGATTCTGACTCCTGCCAATCTTAGCCATATTGATCTAAGCACCTTTGACAATGATTCAGGATTCATTTCAAACATCACAAACGAGAGCCTTAATGATCTGAGTGATGTGAGCTTCACAGCAGGCGCAGGAATTGACAACTATGTTCTGACTTATGATAAAGCAACGACAAGTTGGGGAGCTGAAGCAGCACCAACAGCAAGCGCAGCAAGCGAGACAGTGGCCGGAGTCATTGAGATCGCAACGAACGCAGAAGCCGGAGCAGGTACAGCGACCGACAAAGCGCTCGTTCCTAGCAATATCTCATCACTCGATTTGTCAGCGATGGACAATACAACAAGCGCTTTCATTAGTGACATTACAAGCGAGAGCTTGAACGACTTGTCAGATGTAAGCTTCACAGCAGGCGCAGGGATTGACAACTATGTTCTGACTTATGACAACGGAACTAGCTCTTGGGGCGCGGAAGCGGTTCCCGGTGGAAGTCCAGCAAGCGAGACAACAGCAGGCATCATCGAGATTGCTACGAACGCGGAAGCGACAGCAGGAACAGCAACAGATAAGGCGCTAGTTCCAAGCAACGTTTCATCACTCGATTTGTCAGCAATGGACAACACCACAAGCGCTTTCATTAGTGACATCACAAGCGAAAGCCTTAATGATCTAAGTGATGTATCATTCACAGCCGGAGCCGGAATTGACAACTATGTTCTGACCTATGACAACGGAACATCAACTTGGGGAGCTGAAGCCGCACCAACAGCAAGCTCAGCAAGCGAGACAGTGGCCGGAGTCATTGAGATTGCGACCAATGCCGAAGCGACAGCCGGCACAGCGACAGATAAGGCGCTTGTTCCGAGCAATATCAGCTCACTCGACTTGTCAGCGATGGACAATACAACAAGCGCTTTCATTAGTGGAATCACTAGCGAGAGCCTTAATGACTTGAGTGATGTGAGCTTCACAGCAGGCGCAGGAATTGATAACTATGTTCTGACGTATGATCATTCAACGACATCTTGGGGGGCGGAATCAGCACCTGGCGTTTATACGTACAGCGCAATCACTGCGGATCCTTCAAGTGCTCAGTATAGCTATCATTATTCATGCACAGGAACATTTACTTTGACTCTACCAGCTAGCGCTTCGGGTGATGCTGGAAAAGAGATTAGAATCAAGAACATGGGTACAGGAACTATCACTGTTGATGGAAATGCAAGCGAGACCATTGATGGCCAAACAACCATTGATCTTGATACTCAATATAGCTCAATAACATTAATTGCCACCGGGAACACTCCGGCAGCTTGGGAGATTGTCTAATGAGTCACAATAAGATTAAAGTTGCAGGCCAAAGTCCAAACTCAGCTGGAGAAATCACTGTTAATGTTGAACATCTTAATGATGTAAACATTACAAGCGTGTCTAATAATCAAGTTCTTCAATATGATACGGCATCTAGCAAATGGATAAATAATGATACTAATTTGTTTAGCATCGGAACTGTTTTATTTGTGGGTGATGGAAGCTCGACAGCATATCCAACGGGTGGGAGTGCTTTAGCGAATAATGTCGATATACATTTTTATAATGTTGTTTACAATGGAGTAAGCGCAACGGTAGGGAGTGGGTGGATAGATAGTATAACTTTACCAGCAGGCACTTATTTATGTAATGCTGTTGCAGGTATTACATTTAGTTCATCAACAGGGGAAGCGACCTATCGTTGGCATGATGGAACTAGCTTTTTTGGCACACAAGGCAATGTAAAAGATGGTACTGAAACAATTGGGTCAAGTAGCTCTGGTTATATATCAAGCGCTTCATCAATAACTCTTTCGGTTCGTTTAAACTCAGCACCGACAAACATAAACGCGCTTTCAGCTCAGGGAAATAGGCAAGCTCAATACGGATTTATTGAAATAAGAAAGTTGGGCGCGTAATGAGTCATAACTATATAAATGTTTCATCAAAGGTACCTAATAATTTAGGTGAAATTGTTTTAAATGTTGATGACATAAGTAGTGTTACAACACCAACTAATAAACAGTTGCTTGCGTACGATGGTGCAAATTGGACTGCTAGAACTGCTGAGGGAATCGAATATGAAGAGACTTTACATACAGAGCCTGTAACTTCTGCTACAACTAATTCAACTACAATTTTACTAAATTATCCGACATCTCCAGCAAGATTTTATAGATTTTCGAATTACTCAACTCAAGGAGATGTATTCATTAATGCTATACATAATTCAGATATTGACATGCTAGAGGAGAATTTCGGGGGTGGCACGATTTGGTTTTACGGTTTTAGATTTTTGACAGCTGGAGTCTATCGAATTACAGCAAAATTAGTTGTCGGTCCGAACAGCTCCGATAGTTCATTTGTAGAGCTACAACTGAGTAATGCTGACAACTCAGTTACTTACGGCCCTAGATTTCAAATTGGAAATGCAAATGTAAAACAAAAAAATATTCTTGGTGTCGTTAATGCGAGCGTTAATGATGAAGTTGGGTTTTATAAACATTCAATCATTAACGCGCCTAAATACTATGTGGGCGATTCAAACATTTTAGTAATTATAGAAAGGTTAAGTTAGATGAAAATTAACATTAAAAGAACAGATACAGTTACAAATCATACTCTAGTAGAGTTTTCAGAAGCAGGAAAAGTTCAACCGTACTCCAGCGGCGCTTTTGCTGGAGTTGCTGAAAATTGCAGACAAATAACAGTGTTGGAAAATGGTGTTGAGGTTACTTATGATATTTGTACGCTTGTCATTTTTGGAAGTTGTGTGGCTCGCTTAAGTGGGACAGCACCGCAAAATGGCAGTGATGCATTTATTAATGGCTCATCAGTATCAAGCACAGGGGTAACAAAAATAGGTTTGATTGTTGCTAAAGCGTGGCCTGACAGTGGAGATTTTGCAAATGATGACTTGATTAATGTAGTGCTAAAATGATTGAACAACTATTAACAAACCGGGATTCAATCCCTTATGTCATCGCTTGCGCTTGTATCGTTTTAGCTTTGGTCGTCGGGTATATGTTCGGCCATCAAGATCCGGCGGTTGTCTGTGCTGACTATATAGTCAAGGAGAATCAAGCGACAGAAAAAGCGCTGAAGCTGAATCAAAAGCTTACCGAGTGCAAGATCACCAAAGTTGGGGATGCTGTTATTGATTGTCAAAAAGTCTGTGATGATCAGACAAGGAAAGCGCTTGAGAACTTCAAAGCGATCACTTGTGAGGATTAAGCGATGAGTTTTTTTTTAAGCATAATTGTCTTCCTCACTCCAATCGCTCCGTTAAGTGATATACCACCAACTTCAATTTGGCTTGGAAAAGGTATTCCGATCATTCAAGGTGAGAAGCTGAAGCCAGGTGATGAGATCAAAACGATCAAGATGGCCTTGTCAGTTTATGACTTTGTGAGACTTAAGGGAGCGCTTGAAAGCTCAACAGATCTTTGTCAATGGGCGATTGAAGAGTCTGTCAAAGAGTGTATGCATGGAATGAAGACTCAGTTGGACATTGCGATAAATCGTGAGTCTAGTCAGGTTGAATTGATCCAAGCTTATGAGCACAGATTGAAGCAAACTGAAACAGCATTGAGCGAAGCGGAAAGATATAATAAAATACTTCTATATGTTGCCGGTGGTCTTGCTATTGTGTCAGCTTCAGCAACAACACTCTTCATCATAAGGAAGTAATTATGGACAGCATGAATCCAATAGACATCGGGACTCTTCTAGCTTTAGCTGCTTTTTGGTTTTCAACCACCAAAGACAAGGCCCAAAAGTCCGAAGAGCTTGGCCGGATGAAGCAACAGATTGCGACACTTGAAACAAAGTCTATTCAGGTTGATAGTCAGTTGGACAGCATCAACATCAAGCTCAATCAGCTGATGGAGTCAAACGCTAGACTCGAGGCTCAGATGAGATTATTGCTTGGAAAAAAAAACCTTAAGTTTGTCGATACTCCCATGAGCTTCGCTAGTGGTGTTTATGAAGGCTAAACATCTTCAAGTAAGAATCAAGCAGTGTGACCTCATAGCGTCAAGCTCTCCTTGTCCAAGAAGGAAAGTTGGTGCTGTGATCGTTGATCCGGAAACGAATG